AAGTTATCTTCAATTGCCTCTTCCGTGAGCGAAAAGCCCAAAGCAATGGTCTCGTGTGAGTAACGAGCTGTAAAAGCTTCTTGAGCATTGTCGTATGCAATTGCAGAACCTTCGTTCTTAACAGGTGCAGCCGAGAAGCCAGAAAGCTTAGTCTCTTCTTCAAACGAACGCTCAGAGGTCTCTGTTTCGTAGATCTCTTTGTGTTGTTGACCATATGTTGCATACTCCATACCGAACAATGCGTTCAGTCCGGGGAGCAGCTCTTTCAATAGTTGTGCGCGTGAAATAGCCATGATTTAGCTCCTTATACGCCGACGGCGGTTTCGTATGCATGCATACCGAAGTTGAACTTTACGATCACTTCAGGAAACAGCGTGTTGCCGCCAGATTCGTAGGCGGTATCAGGCACAACGTCAACAATGCGAATTGTCAATGTATCGGTTGTGGCGGTTGTGTCAAGCAAAGCAACCTGTGAGTTACCAGCATTAGTGATGGCAGTGTTGTTCACGATTGTGGCGTTATTGCCAACAGCCGTAAATTGAACGCCGGTCACGACTGTTGTGCCAGAAACGACAGCAACTTGGAACAATGCATCTGGATCGTCACAAACATAAGCTGTGATATAGCCAGCAGTCACTGTAGTTCCGCCAACAAAGTTCTGTTGGAATTGCAATTGACCAGTGCTTGGGTTAATGAATTCACAACCAAGAAACACACCAGCGAAACCGCCAGTAGGTTTAGCAGTTGTAGCAGCCGAGCGTTCGACAGTACCGTCGCCTGCACGAATCAAGAGATCACCGTAACCAATCGAAGTTGCATATGCACTAGCAATACGCATCTTACGGGTGGAACCGGCAAATACCTGACCGCCAATCAAATTGATTGGCTTAAAGCCATAAGGCTTTGAAATAGTGGGGTAAGCCATGTTTAACTCCAAAGATTAAATTTAAGATCCTTTGCCAAAGCTTGTCGTGGACTTGCTCTCTTTAAAGATTGGCATCCGCGCATCGCTTTGACGCATTAAATTGTTGTCTACAGAGTCCGTCTGAGCCTGTGTCTGGCGGTCATAGTGTGCCGCACGTTGAGCCACAAATTCAGTAGGAGTCTTGCAAAGCAACAACCCGTCAATCTCAATGCTGTCTTTAAAACGGCTATCGGGATCAACTAGCAGTTGAAATTTCGGCTGTTCCTCTATCTTGACTGGTTCCCAACCTTCTCGCATTTTGGAGGAGAGGTTCTTAGGATCAGCTTTGCCTAGAGTGGCAACACGCACCCATCTATACGAATACCCAGCCTGTTTATCTGGCTCTGGAAGCAACTCCGCTGGCGCCCACTGCTTTAGACGTTGTTGGGTTGCACGGGTTTCTAATTCACGAGTAAGTCGATTTTCAGCCATTATTGAGCCTCCAGTTTAATTGCTTCACGAGCGTATTGTTCGGGGGTCAAACCAAGTTTTTTGGCAAGTTGAATCTGACTAGCCTTTAATCTCACCTTGTTTGGTGAGGTGCTTCGTGCCGCAGAAGCGACTACCGTGCCTGACTTTGTACGAGGTGTTCTCGTTTCTGGCTCGTCAAAATTCTCTGAGAACCGTTTGCGCATTGTTTTGTCCAATGTCGCATAATATTCATCTGAACCCACAACTACACCGTTTCGCTTAAGCTTTTCGTGTAAGCCTAAAGCCGCAGCAGTCATTTCCTCATCTTGACCAAACCAAGTATTTCGCTCTTGCCACGATAACGCTCGATTGTCTGGTTTAGAAACAGGCTGTTCTTGCTGACGTTGTACCGCAATTTCTTCCTGCTGTAAAGGAGTAGGGCGATAATTTTTTGCGGTGTGCAACCTAAAGTTAGCATCTTGCATTGCCTGTTGCGCATCTACTAACTTGTCACCGTCTCCAGAGTCATAAGCCTCTTTATACGCTTTTTTCGCCATCTCCAGTTCCATAGAGGCAGCGTTCTGAACTGTATTGACGTACTCTTGCTCACCTGCTGAGTACTGCGCTCGGAGACGTTTATTCTCTTCTGAAACCTTACGGGCGTATTCAACAGCTTCTTGTTGCTCACGGTAAGCAGTTTCTTTGGCTCGGCGCTCATCATGCCAAACCTTCTTCATCTGCTTTAGGCGAACCTTAACCTTGTCAGAATACTCTTCAAGCTCATCGTTCTCAAGCTCTTCGACTACTTCCTTTGGCATGGGTTCGCGCCCACGATCCTGCTCTGGGGTGTCGTCTTCGATTTCAATTTCAATCTTAACGTCATCGTCTTTACCCATTTCAACTTCATCTGGGAACTTAAACTCGTCTTTTTCGTAGTCAGCCATTTTGTAGGCTCCTTATTTACGTTTAATACCGCGAGGGTCGTCTACAACGCCTTCAACAGTGTCATCATTAATGAGACGGAACTCACGCCCATGAATAACCAGTCTTGAGCCAGCATTAGGGCGGACAAGGATAAAGTCGCCTTTCTGACACCAAGCACCGGACGGGAATTTCTTTTCGTCTTTGTAGCAGTCTGGGCCTAAGTCCACGACAAATAGAACCGTTGTGAGGATCTCTTCGTTGCGTAAGGTTTCGTCTGCTTTAATGATTCCGCTGTCGTACTCTTTTTCCATTTCTGGAATGGCGCACAGAATGTGGTAGCCAGAGGGACGGGGAAGTTGCTTTGCTTTCTCTTCAGCGGTAGCTTCGGAGTTGTAAATGCCTACTACTTGAGGATTATCGGGGTTTGAGCCGATAAGGATTTCACTCATCTGAGTTCTCCATACGTTGTTTGAGGTCAAGGGTATAGCCCCGCGCAATGGTAAGACCTCTAATCTCACCGCACAGTTTTTTGTACTCCTCGAAAGTCTCGGGTCTGCCCGTACTTATAAAGTCTTGGAGTTGTTCAATCTTTTCATCAAGCTGCTTAACTAACACCTCGAAAGCGTCCATCATTCACCTTTTGTCGGTTTGGTTTTTTGTCTAGCTTGCAATTCCATTTGGCGTTGTTTTATTGCAACATCTGAGCCAATCTTAATTCCTTCATACTGCTGTCGGGCCTCGCTTTCGCGCTTGCTTTGCTCAGCCTGCAGACCAATCTTAATACCTTCAAGTTGCTGTTTGTCTTCGGCAGTTTGTTTATCTTGATCGGCCTTAAGACCGATACGCGCACTTTCGATTTGCGTCTGACTTTCAATACGCTCTTTCTCGATTTGCAGCTGTTGCTGTTTAAGCTGCGCATCCATAGCGTCTTTCTGCTTCTTGCGTTCCAACTCAGCCTGTTTAATCTGCAACTCTTGTTGCTGCATTTGAACCAAGGGGTCTTGCGCTTGCTGTTGGGCTTGCTGCTGTTGAGCTTCTTGCTGGTTCATTTGCAATAATTGTTGTGCAGCCTGAGCTAAGAGTGGTGAGAGTCGTGCTTCAACTTCTGGACTCATGTTGGTATCTTCACCGGCTTCATCTTTCTGAGGTGGCAAGTTCATGCCTAGCTGTTCTTCAATCTGCTTGCGGTACTCCATACCCAAGTGTTCGTTGAGGTGGTTCTGCATTGCAGATTGAATCTGTGGAGCCATTGGGTTGTTCTGCAGCAATTGCATGATCTTGGGATCTTGCATGGCAGACATATGTACCGTGATGTGGGCTTTGTGGTCTTGGTACAGAAACGCCTTGACCGGCTTCATCATCAGAACGTTTTGGTTTTCAGTCACTGGGTCTGTAGGTTTCTGATCCTCATCCATTGGAATGAGTTTCTGTACCTCTTTAATTCCAAGGACATCCAACATCTGTCGGTGCAACAAGGGCATGTTGTACATCTGCGGTGCGCCTTGAGCCAACTGCAAAACAGCTTGGTATTGAACAATCTTCTGCGCCATTGTGCTGGCATTTGGATCACTGACTGGGACAACATCTACGTTGTCGTAATCAGACTTCTTAGCACGTCTATTACCTTCTTCGGGTTCATAGCTATAGTCTTCGGGCGTGTAGTCGGCGATTATTTTCTTTAATAATCCAAGCTCTCGCTTCATAGAGAAGTGAACTCGAGCCTGCACAGCCGACATCACCTTTAATGTTCTTTCTAAAATGGCGAGCGTCGTACCCACTGGAGAGTTAGCGGACATGTCACTAATCTGCAGGTCAGCGGTGTTAGCAAAGCGACGACCATCTTCAACGATTTGATTCATCAGACCAAGTAAGACTTGGCTTGGCTCTTTGTATGGTAGCGGTAAAAGATTGTCGCGCATCGTTCCACTAGGAACGTCTGCATCTCTCCATTCGCCGGGCGAGATAGGTGTGTCGTCACCCTTAATTCTCATACCACGAGTTTTAAATCCACCGGGCAGGTTACTTAAAGTGCCAGCATCAACAAGCTGACGGATAAGAGAAGTACCAGACTTAGCAAAAGCACCAACAAGATGAATGAGGCCAAAGTAATAAAACCCAAAGCCCGGGACATAACCGTAATGCACCAAATGCTGGCGTTTTTTATGCGTGTCATCATCAGGTTCCCAATTGCGACGGATCGCTAAAATTGTATTGCTGCCCTGCTCAATCGTGACAATGTATGGAAGGGCAATGCCTGTCTCTTCGCCGTCTTCTTCATGCTCATACCCCGGGAGGTCTAGATTGACTTGCATCTCAAGAAGCTTGTAACGAGCATCAGAAATAGCACGAAAGCCCATCTGCTCGGCAATCTTCTTTTCTACTTCGTCCAACGTGTTATTGGGTTCGCCAAGATCAACGTCTTTATAAAAGCCACCAACCTGAAGCTTACGAAGTTCGTTTTCAGTCTTACGCATTACATGGGTAACACGTTCAGCGGTCTCAATATTCGATGCACCGTAAGGTACAACAATGTCTTCTGCGGGGACAAACAAAGAAATTTGTCGTTCAATAGACGGATCGTAGTACACCTTCTTAAAAGCGTTACCAGCCAGCCCCAAGCCCCATAACATTCTTTCATGTTCTGGACGGTACTCTTCCATGACATCCATGAGCTGGTAGTTCATATCATCAGCTACACGGACTGCGGCTTGTTTCTTTTCCGGTGTCTCACGACCCACAATCTGAGTCTTAACCGGCCCAGCAGCAGGGAAAGTTGACATCATTGTTTCTGCTTGGAACTTAACAAGCGCTTCTGCGAGCAACGGATGGTAGACCCCACAAGCTCCGGGCCAAGGCTCTGTGCGTTCTTCAATCTTTAAGCCAAGTAGCTCTAGACCATCTACATAAGTCTGCATCCAATCGCGGCGTGAAGCTACGTCATCGTCATAATCAGAGGTTAATTCGCTGGCTAAGCTTTGTAGAGCAGTCTCGTCCATCTCTTCAGCAAGGTTGGCATTAAAGTCCTCTTCTGCATCCTCTGCGGTCATTGCCAGAATAACTTCGCCATCTAGCCCAATAGTGACTGACTCAGGATCTTCAATTTCAATCTCAATTTCTGGGCCTTCGTTCATTGCCTCAAGAGCTTCAAGACCTTGCGGGGCTGCGTACAAACTTTTTTCAATAGACATTATTATTCCTAGTAGTAGGCAGACGATTTACGTCTATACCGGTATGCAATATCATCGTCAGGTTCGTCGCTCGGTAAGCGGATAAACCCACCTTGTCTAAATCTTGCCAATGCTAAAGTCGTAGAGTCAACCAAGTCATCATTAGCCCCAGATGGGAAGTCGTTACATTCTTCTATAACTTCTTTAGCCCATCTACGATCAGGCGCCCATACTATCCCTGACGAGAACAAATCGGAGACCGCATTAACACGACTAATTTTATCCTGTCCTTTGCCCGGTGTGAACTCACCGACTGGTACACCCATACGTCTTAATTCTTGATAAAGCGCAGCTCCATTAGACTTCTTTTCGACAATAAACGCATCAGGTTCCCACTCTTTATACTCTTCTAACACTAATTTTTTTAATTCAGGAAACTCCAACCGCTTCTTTATAGCGTTTAACAAGATAATGTTGTAGTTGTTGGTCTCTTCATTAAAAAACACGCCCCAAGTCGTCAGCGCGTTATAGTCAGCTCTGTTATTGGTCTCTTGAGCGGCGTCAAGCGCCATAATTGTGAAGTCACACGACGGTGGGTCTTCTTTATCCCAAATACTCCACCATTCTCTCTTAATTAGCGCGCT